CACGATATATTCGATTTCCTCACCGGGTTCGTGGTCGCCGTCGATCCCCCACTCCATTCCACCGACGGCCTCGCCCTCGGTGTCATAAACGGGAACGCGATCGTCGCCTTCAAAGAAGGCCGTCCATTTCTTGCTCATGGCTGCTCCTTGGTGGCTTTCGCCAGTTCTTCGCGCACGATGCGGCGCACGTCGGCCTCAGTCAGCGGCAATATCAATCCGGTCTTGTTCGGCACCGGCACGCGCTCAAAGATGCTGGGGTTCAGTACCTTGCAGATATGGCTGCCGAAGAACCATTCGTGGCAATGCGGGCACTGTGTCTGGTGGTTCATGGCTGCTCCTTGGTGGCTTGGCAGCAAACTTGCTGCGCGACGACTTTGCCCAGGTGGACATGCCGCCCGACAAGTTGCTCGGCGCTCGGTTGGTCGCTGGCGATGGCAGCAGATTCGCACCGTTGGCAAAGCAAGCGGCCAGTGGGCAGATCTTCCAGAAATGTGAACTTCTTCATGCCCGTGTATCCATTGCCGCACCACGCATGAACCGCCAAATGGGCGGGCCACTTGTCCCCGATCTTGTGCAGCTCGACATGCCGGACCCGATGAATCAAGACGGCCCTCGTGTTCTCCACAAACGGCTCGCACTCGTCCCAGCTTTCAACAGCAAGTGAACGGGGCTTGGGCTGAATGGGCAACTTCATTCCCCACCTCCCAGGCTGCCAAGCTGCGCGAGGGCGGCGTCCAGATTGGCGGCGTGTTCTTCCCATGCGGCGCGCTGTTCGGCGGTGCAGTCGTCGCGCCACTTGTCGCCTTGGTGCCATCGTTTTGCACAGACCAACGCCTCCTGCGCCACCTTCACAGCCTCGCGCCAGGGTGCGGGGATGGGATGGGCTTCGGGGGCGGCGGCGAGCATGGCGCGAGTGATAGCTGCGACCGCGCTCTTGACCCCAGAAAGTTGGTCGTCAAGCGCAACATCTTTCGGCAGACCATCCCACGCATCGACCAGCGGGCCAATCAGCGGCATGACTGCTGCGGCTTGTGCCATTCGCAACGCGTCGCGCACATCGCCCTGCGCTGGCGCTTCGGGTGCGGCGGGCGGGAGATACACCTTCAGCCAATCGTGCATGCGCTGCATTGCATGGCGCGCGTTCAAGGCCCACGAGTTCTGCAACCCATCCATGTCAGGCATTGACTGCATCAACCATCGGGCGTGCTTCAAAAGCTCGCGCAAGCGGTTTTGTTCTTCAGCGGTCAGCGGCAACCATTCATCGGCCTGCGCTGGCGCTTCGGGGGTGAAGTTCATCCGATCTACGATCTGCTGGCCCAGCGCGCAAGCGTCTCGCCAGCTTTGGTTTCCTCCGTCTTCTTCCAACACTGCAACGCGCTTGTCGTTGTGGTAGATCGCAGACTCGTCCACGTCGAGGCGCCACCCCTGCGGCACCTGCACCACGGCTGGCTGCGGGGCGGCGTAGAGGGGAGTCCATTCCTTGCGGTCGCGCCAGCCCATTTCGTCGTCACGGTAAATTTCGACGTAAGGCCCGCAGTCCGGCCCCCACCCTTCGCGCATCCACGCCACCGGCTCCTGCTCACGCAGCTTTGCCAGCACTGCGGTTTCAACTTTGCGCGTCACTTCGCGGAAGTCGTTCAACTTGCAAAGGTTGGCGTCCTCCATGCCGTTTTGGCTGGACCACCATTCGTGAATCTCGCCTTCGGTCAGTATCGTGTTCATCAGATCAGCTCCATCTGCCCATTCGGGCCGGTGTCCATCAGTCGGTAGTACAGGGGGCAGCAGTTCCAGCGGGGCGTGTCGAAGGGCCACTGATCACGCCAGACCCCAGGCAGGGCCGGCACCAAGTTGCGCAGCCATCCATGGTCGTGGTGACCGTCACGCACGGGCTGGGCGTTCTCCATGCCCCACCGCTCGACCTCGATCACCGGGCGCGGGTCGTCGGCATCGGGCGGGAAGACCTTGACCACGCGCAGGCAGTAGGCATAGCCACGGCCAACGGGTCGAACAAAGGCCCCCACAGCAGGCGATTGCTCAAGCGTCATGGCTCACCCCTGCAGCCGGTGAACCTTGCTCACCGGGAACGGGTTGTGGGCTGCCGGCGTGGTGTTCGCCGAGGGCAGGGCGGGATTGGTCGGCGCGGCCTCGAGGAAGTCGCTGCGATCCGCTCCCGTGGCCTTGATGTAGTCAATCTCCACCTTGGCGCTGTCCACCAAGACGCCAGCCACCTGGGCAACGGCTCGGGCCCGGTCCGGCTCCATGGGGTTCTCGCGGTCGCGCAGGCTGGCGAGGGTCGCCATCAGGTGCTCGCGCATCTGGGTGATGTGGGGTACGTCGCTCATGCTTTTGCCTCTCGGTTGATTCGGTTGACCTGTCGGGTGATCGCGCCCTTGAGCTGCACCAGGCGGGCCAGCTCGGGGTGGGTGTTGCGCGGGTGGTTGCGGCGGGCGTTCTCGGCTCGGCTGATGCACTCCAGCCGGTCGGTAGTGATCTGCTCGAGCACGGCGGTCCTCATGCCGGGCCGGAAGACGACAATGAAGCCTTCCGGGATCGGGCCGTTCTCGCGCTCCCAAACCAGCCGGTAGACGGGCGTCCAGCGCCTGGCCGGAACCAGAGCAGGGTCATCGGTCACCTTCTGCTCGAGGTGGCCGTCGGCGTTGATCCGGAAGCTGCCGATCGGCACGTAGTTGTGCTGGGCTGCTCCGCTCATCTGGCCCTTCTGAAACCGGGTCTCGGCACTACGACCACCAGCGACCCAGTGCACACCCTTGTTCCACGGCGTGATCCCGGGTTTGAACTGGGTCGCCACCATGGCCGGGTTCTGCCGGCCGCGCTGGATGCGCCCGCTGCGGTCGCTCTGGTTGAAGGCTTCGGACTTCTCGATGCCAAGCGAACGGGCCTTCTGATGCACCGACCCCGGCTTGCGGCCCAGCACCTTGCCGACCACCTCTGCCGAGTGGTCGGGGTACAGGCGGCGCAGGGATTCGATCTCCTGCTCAGTCCACATCTTTCGGTTCATGGTCGTCGTTTAGAAAAAAGGGCACCGGGGCGCAAAGCCTTGAAGTGGGGGGAGGAGCCCGGCGGCGCTCCGGTGTTGCCCTGGGGGAAAGGGGTCAGGCGGGTTCGTAGGTGGCCGCGAAGATGTCGGGCTTGCAGGGGTACAGCTCACCCTGAACGCCGCGGATGATCCAGTCGTCCCAGCCGACCGTGTGCACGCCTTCCAGCGTGGAAATGACGAGGCGGTCGGTGCCATTGCTGTTCGGGTAGTCCTCACAGGACACCGCCCCGGCCTCCGGCCACTGCTTGTTCCATGCCTTGTGGAGCCATTCCGGCCAGTCGCGGTTGTCGGCCCGGCGTTCGCGTGTCATCTGAAATGCCTCGATCACAACGGGCTTCTTGCGGTACTTCATGTCTCTCTCCAGTGGTTGGGGGGGTGGGTCAGGCAGCCAGCGGCTGCACGTGGTGGCGCACGAACCGTGCGAAGCGATCGACCAGCGCCTGGCAGTCGGCCTGCAGGGCGGGGTAGCGGAACTGCTCCAGCGTGTGCTGGTCGCGGACCTCGTAGTGGCCGGGGGTGTCCAGCTCGTTCAACTCGAACACGTTCCAGCGGAACACCGAGGCTCCGAAGATGTCGAGGTACAGCCGCCACTGGTAGCCGGTCAGGTAGCGGTCCGGGTCGAAGCGGCTGGTGGTCTTGTGGTCCTCGATCCGCAGGCCCTCGATGGCGTCCACCTGGCCGCTGATCACGATGGGCTCACCGTCCACCAGGTAGGTCTTGGAGGCCCGCAGTTCGCGGATCACCGGCAGGCGCACCTCGAAGTCACCCCGGAAGGTGAACACATGGCCCTCGCTGTGCAGCTCCGGACCGGTGACGCCCGGCTCGGCCAACTCCAGAGCCTTGTGGAAGGCGGTGCCGGCCTGCATGGCAGCAGAAGGGGGGAAGCCGTGCAGCAGCTCGTCGATGAACTGGCCGGCCTCGGCTTCGTCGTCCTGCTCGAACTGGCGGAACGACTCGACGTTGGAGACGCGCCAGTGCTTCATGCGGCCACCGTCTCGGCGTACTTGCCCGATGCCTTGTCCCAGATCAGGCCGTTGACTTTGGCCGCGTCGGCAAACATGGCCTGGGCAGCCTTGGGCGCGTTCTTCACCTCGGCCAGTGCGCCGTTGAAGTCGTCAGCCGACCCCATGCCGGCGATGCGCTCCCGCCAGCCTTCCAGCAGCTTCTGCGCTTCGGCCTGCTCGGCGGTCAGTGCGTTCAGGCGGTCCTTGATCGACTGCATGACGCCAGCCAGGAAGGCCGGATTGCGGTCGGGGTGCACCACCTCCAGCGGCTCCAGTTGGCCGGGGTTCTTGCCGAAGGCGGCATCGGTGGGGGAGAAGTTCAGCAGGCGCTTGCCGTCGCGGATCAGCAGCCGGCCCATGGCGTCGGCAGCCTTGTAGATCTCGCCCTTGCTGCCGCCCTGCACGTCCAGACGCTCGATCACCTCGTCGCCGTTGCGCTGCTCGTCCATGTGGGCGATCAGGATCACGTCCTTGCCGAAGCCGTTGATCATCTTCAGCCAGGCCACGAACTCGGCCTTCAGGGTGCCGTAGCCCTGCAGCGTCAGAGCGCCACCCCGGCCGGCCTTGGGGTTGCGGCGGATGATGTCGGCGGTGAGCTGGTCCAGAGCCCGGCCAGCGGTATCCACCACGATGGTGGTGTACGGGGCGAGGTCTTCGGCCTTCATGTCGGCCACATCGGTCCACGCCTGGACGCGCACGGTGTCCTTGCGGTTGGCGGCGCGGTGCGCGCCCTGGTCGAAGTCCAGCAGCAGCGGGGCCTCGGCGGTGAACGCCAGGGAGGTCTTGCCGATGCCGGGAGGGCCGTACAGGCAGAGGTTGAGGCGCTCGACCTTGATCGGGTCGGAGGAACGGGTGATCTTCAGGGCCATGGTGGACTCCAGTGGTTGCGGGGGGTGATCAGGTGCGACTGCGGAGAACCCGCAGGGCATGGCGGAACGCTTCAGCACGGGACCGGTTGGCCGTGCGGTAGACGCGGTAGGTGCTCAGTGCCAGGACAGGGCGGCTCAGGCGCTCGGTGGGCGGCAAGATGGCCGGGCGCTGCTCGACGGCACCCATGTGGATGGCGACTTCGGCGGAACCATCGGCGGCATCGACCCGGTGACGGGTAAGGTCACAACCTACGGCAACAAGACCATGTCGCCTGACGCCAAGGCCTCCAATGACCTAGGCTGGGCCAACAACAAGGTCGCTCGGGATCGCCTCAAGCTTGATCAAGAGGGTTACACCTTCAGTGCAGAGCTGGGTGGCTACGTGCCCAAGGCTCCAGGCGGACAGTTCAGGCCGCTTCAGGGTGGTCCGGCTGCCGGCGAGGTGAAGCTCACGGAAGGTGAGGGTAAGGGCACGCTGTACCTCGGTCAGATGCGCTCGGCCACCAACCAGATCAACAAGCTGACCAACGAAGGCAAGGACGCTGGTCCTGCCGCCGTCGCAGCATCGGGGAACATCTTCAGCCGTCCATTCTCGTCTCAGACAGCGCAGCAGATCGCCCAAGCGCAGAACCAATGGTCCGAGGCTTTCCTCCGTGCCAAGACCGGTGCAGCAGCCACCGCCCCCGAAGTCGAGCTAAACAACAAGACGTTCTTCCCGCAGATCGGCGAAGGGCCAGAAGTGATCGAGCAAAAGCGGCTGGCTCGACTGCAGGCTGAGCAAGACATGGAAGCCGTCGCAGGTCGAGGCAAGAATCGCATCCCGGCCGTGGTGCCCATCGTCAACAAGGGCGCGGAACTCAAAGGGGTTCCGGCTGACATTGCCGACATCCTCAACAAGTACTGAGCATGGACAAAGAACGCCTGTACGACGCGCTGCGGAAAGCAGATGCGGCCGGTGATACGGAGTCGGCCAAGAGGTTGGCGGACTTCATTCGCAGCCAAGGCTCGGGCCAGCCGGAAAAGCCCGCTGCAGTGGGCGCTGGCGAGATCATCAACGGCATACCTAGGCAGATCGGCCTGACCGCCCGTTATGCCCTAGAAGGGCCGGCGCAAGCCGCACAGCTCGTGACCGAACCGATCCGCAGGCTGGTCACTGATCCGCTTTCTCGCGTCATGGGAAGTTCGGGTCAGGGCAAGCCTCTGGGCCAGATCGCCTCGGATTTCGCCGACCGGATCGGCCTGCCGACGCCCCAAGGCGCAAACGAGCGAGTCGTGGGGGATGCCACCCGCTTGGGCTTTGGCGCAGCCGTCCCGATGGCCGCAGGGTATGCCGTCGGCAACCGGGCCGCAGGGGCCGGCATGCAGGTCTCGGGTGCTTCTGGGAAGGCTGCTACGAGTTCGGGTATGGCGAAGAACATCGGGGAAGCTCTGACGTTCAAGCCTGTGTCCCAGCTCTCAGCAGCGACCGGAGCCGGATTGGCCTCTGGTGCATCACGCGAAGCGGGTGGAAATGAGCTGATGCAAGTCGCTGGCGGCCTGCTCGGGACGGTGGCCGGTGGCATGGCTCCGTCTGGTCTTCAAGCGGTCACCCAACGCGTCAACGCCCTGCGGGCGACCCCGATGCAGCTGGAGGGCAAGCTCACGCTGGCGCTGCAGGAGTCCGGGATTGACTACTCGCAACTCCCGAAGAACGTGCGCGACGGGCTGCTGCAAGACATGAAAAAGGCCATGGCAACCGGTGCCGAAATCAAGCCCGACGCCCTTCGGCGGCTTGCTGATTTCCGGGTGACAGGCACCACCCCGACACGGGGCATGGTTTCGCTCGACCCGGTGCAGATCACCCGTGAGCAGAACCTGGCGAAGATCGGAGCCAACACGGCGGATGACGGCCTCACCGGTCTGGCTCAAGTGCAGAACCAGAACAACGCCGCCCTGATTCGCAACCTGAACAACCTTGGCGCGTCCAGCGGAAACATCGACGACGCCGGGAACCTGGTGACCTCGGCCATCACTGGCCGGCAGGCCAGCCTGCGCGGCATGGAGCAGGCGGCATGGAATGCGGCCAAGGGCTCCCCCGGCTATCGCCAACCCATCTCCTCGGGCGTCCTGAGCGACATCAATCGCGCCTTGGACGAAGAGGCGCTCATGCCTTTCATGAGCCCGACGATCAGCAGGTACATGGAGGCATTCCAGACGGGCCAGCGACCGTTCACGCCGCAGGACTACCGCAATCTGCAGTCCATGCTCTCGCGTGAGGTCGCCAAGGGTGGCAACGAGGGAGCCGCTGCCAAACTGGCCCAGCGGATGCTGCAGAACGCAGAACTCACCCCGGCCAACCCCTCCGCCCCCGGACTGCTGACACCCCAAGCGGCAGCAGCAGCCCGGTCTGAGGATGCAGCAGCAGCCGCTGCCGAGTCTGCGGTCAACCAGGTGAACAAGGCCCGGGCAGCCACGCGCACCGCTTACGCCTACGAGGATTCCTCGCCGCTGGTCCGCTCGGTGCTGTCGGAGGGCGCTTCAGCAGATCCGCAAAGGATCGCCCAGCGGTACGTGATCAGCGGCACGGCAAGGGAAGCACAAGACCTCGCCAACCAAGTCGGGCAAGGCGGTCTCCCGGTGATCCGCAATGCGCTTCTGGCTCACCTGAAGGCCAAGGCCTTGAACGATTCGGCTGACGAGGTTGGGAAGTTCTCGCAGTCCGCTTTCAACAAGGCGCTGAAGGGCATTGGCGACGAGAAGCTGCAGATCTTCTTCTCTCCCGAAGAAATCGCACAGCTCCAAGCCAATGGGCGAGTCGCCAGCTACATGCAGGCGCAGCCGGTCGGTTCTGCGGTCAACAACAGCAACTCAGGCGCACTGGTTGCGGGCAAGGCTTACGACCTGCTCTCCATGCTCCCGATGGGCCGGGCGCTGGTCGTCGATCCGCTGCGGAACATCGAGATCTCACTGCGCCAGCGGTCGGCTCAGAACGTGATCCCTGGCCTGCTTGAGGCGCGTCCTCCGGTGATGCAGTCCCAAACCCTGCTGGGGCCGGCAATCGCTACGGGCGGCCTACTTTCGGCTCCGGGACCAAATCGCCCATAAGACGCAGATGCCGAGCAGGTAGCCCCACATGCCGGGGCTCACGCCTGATTGAGCGATCAGTTCGTTCAAGACTTCCATTTCACCCCTACGAGCCCGCCACTGAGCGGGCTTTTTCATTGGAGCCCCTGCAATGCCCTTGCCCAGCTCAATCAACGACCTGTCGCAGACGGCGGGGTCCAACTCTCCTTCGGGGAGTGAGGCACCCAGCCTGATCGACGACTACCTGCGGACGTATGCGTCCTACATCGCACAGCACCGCGACGGCAAGGGGTTTGCCCTTGAAGCATCCGTGGCGAGTGCTGCTACCTGCGACATTGGAGCGGCAAACAGCCTGGTTGTCCAGATCACCGGGACCACCGGGATCACGTCGTTCGGCACGACCTACAGCGGCCCCCGGATCGTCCGGTTCGCTGCTGCGCTGACCCTGACGCACTCTGCGTCCTTGGTTCTGCCGGGTGCGGCCAACATCACCACCGCCGCAGGGGATGCCCTCCTGGCAGTCCCGAACGGCAATCCGGCCTCAGGGTATCGGGTCGTGGCCTATCAGCGGGCAAACGGCCAAGCGCTGTCGGCGGATCTCGCAACGGCCACAGGTGTTCTGCCTGTCGCCAACGGGGGTACGGGACAGACCACCGCCGCTGGTATCCAGTCGATTCTCCCGGTCAACCAGACCCGGGTGGATGTTGCCAGCGCGGCCACGGTCAACCTGACCACCGGAGCGGCCAACACCGATCACATCAACATCACCGGCACAACCGGAATCACCCTGTTCACGGTGGCGGCTGGCCGGCTGCTGTTCGTGCGGTTTGCTGGCGCGTTGACGCTGACGAATAACGCGAACATCGTCACACAGACAGGGCAGAACATCATCACGCAAGCGGGCGACACCTGCATTCTTCGCGCAACTGCCGCAAACGTTGTTGAGGTTCTCAGTTATTCCGGGCTGAGTCGTATCGTCAATTCGACTTCCATTACCCTGACTTCTCAGACCGCCGTGGACTTTACGGGGATTCCGCCGTGGGCAAAGCGTATCAACATCATGCTTGTCGGGGTTTCCACGTCTGGCACCTCCTTGGTTCAGGTGCAAATCGGATCAACCACATTTACCACCAGTGGGTATCTGGGTTCTGGCGTTACTTTGGGCAGCACCAACTCTGTAACCGGCAATAACAATACAAGCGGGTTCCTAATTGAAGGCGTTAGCGCTGGCACCGTTGTCCGTCACGGGATCATTACTCTGCAAAACGTAACCGGTAATACCTGGGTAATGAGTAGTGTTGGTGGGCGGTCTGAGATTGGGTTCGGTCAAATTGGCGGTGGCACATTGACGCTGGGTGGCGTTCTTGATCGCGTAAGGATCACAACCATTGGCGGAACCGACACATTCGACGCTGGTTCTGTGAACATTTCTTGGGAGTGAATGTGATCCTGACCGCCATTACCGGCGCAACGTACCCGGTCGTCATCCAGTTCAAGCGCGGCGGCCTGTGGCTGTCCCTCGCCCCTCTGGCCTTGATCGTCTGGCTCATCGACGTGGTTGCGAACTACGTGGAACTGCCCTTGATCTTCGGCTGGCCCAAGCCCGGCGACTACACGATCACCGCCCGGGTCAAGACCATGCAGCTCGACCCCGAAGAACTGCCCTCCCGCCGCGAGCTTGCCCGCATGGTGCAAGTCTTCCTCGACGCCTGCGAGCCTGACGGCCAGCACTGACCACATGACCACCATGTCCGACTCCAACTTCGCCTCTCTTACCGACGACCAGATCGAGCGCATCGCCGAGCGTGCTGCCGAGAAGGCTGTGGCCAAGCTGACCGACCACGTGTACCGGGAGGTGGGCCGGGGCGTCGTGCAGCGGTTCGTCTGGATCGTCGGCGCTCTGGCCGTCGGCCTGTTCATCTGGGCCAAATCTCAGGGGTTCATCAAATGACCTTCGACGAAGCATTCCACGAACTGCTGGGGCACGAAGGGGGGTTTGTCGACCACCCTGCCGACCCGGGTGGTGCGACCCGCTGGGGTGTCACGGAACGTGTTGCCCGCGCTGCTGGCTACAGCGGCCACATGCGCGACTTCCCGGCAGGCATGGCCAAGAGCATCTACCGGCGCGAATACTGGGATGCCGTGAAGGCCGACGAGCTTCCCGCAACGGTGCGCTACGCCGTGTTCGATGCTGCCGTGAACTCCGGGGTGCGTCAGTCCGCCCGGTGGCTGCAGCGGGCTCTGGGTGCTGCTGAGGATGGGGTGATCGGCCCCCGGACCCTGGCGCTGGCAAACGCTGCCGACCCGAACAGGCTGAAAACCACGCTGCTTGGGGTTCGCCTCAAGTTCATGACCGACCTCCCCAGTTGGCCGGCATTCGGCAAAGGGTGGGCCCGGCGCATCGCCGCACTTCTGGAGGCATGACCATGAACCCCCTTGTACTTGGGCCTTTGCTCGAGGTCGGCAAGACCCTGATCGACCGCTGGATGCCCGACCCGGAGAAGAAGCGGGAAGCGGAGATGGAGCTGATCCGTATGGCCGCTGACGGCGAGCTGAAACAGGTCATCGCCCAGCTCGAGATCAACGCCCGGGAAGCTGCTCACCCCAGCGTCTGGGTCGCCGGCTGGCGCCCCGGGTTCGGCTGGGCGGGTGTGGCCGGCTTCCTCTACGCCACGATCCTCCAACCCCTGCTGGCTTGGGTGGCTGCTGTCAAAGGCTGGCCCACCCCTCCCGAACTCAACCTCGACCTGCTCTGGGTGGTGATCACCGGCCTGCTGGGCATCGGTGGTCTGCGGAGCGTGGAGAAGGTCAAGGGTGTGAGCAAGTAA